TAATATTCCAGTTACTCCTGGTGAAACATTAACTATTTCACCTGGTATCGGAGGTTATCATAATGTTCTTACCAGAGATGGGGCTCCAAGTTACATTATGAGGGGAGGGACTATTTTAGTAAGGGCCGAGGGTGGAGCCTCTGCTATTAGTTCTTCTCCAAATGCTATAATAAGTGGAGGTGTAGGTGGAGCATTCCCAGCCGATGGCGGAGGTAGGGGTGGTACTTGGTCTACAATACCAGGACAAAATACAAGAGCTCTTGGCGGCGGCGCCGGTGCTGGAGGATACAGTGGTAACGGTGGTAACGGTGGTGTTGACGCTACCAGTGCAGGTGCTCCTGACCCCGCCATTTCAAATAGCGGTGCTGGTGGTGGCGGATATGCTAGTCTAAGTTTAGGTGCAGGTGGAGGCGGTGTTGGTCTTCAAGGAAAAGGTAGTGACGGTGTTGCAGGTAGTGTGTCTAGCCCTGGAGGCGGCGGGGGTTCTGGTGGTGGTGATGGTAAAACTTCACAACTTTCTAACACTATTTACGAACCAACCGGAGGATTATATGGCGGTGGCGGTTTTGGAAGACTAAAAGGAACCGGAAACCATGGTGCAGGTGGCAAAGGTGCTGTAAGAATTATTTGGGGACCTAACCGTGCATTCCCTTCTACTAATACAGCTGACGTTTAAACAACTTTATTTATCATGATTACTTTAATTCGTCCAATTCTATTTTCATTTTTACAGTCTGAAAAAGTTAAACTACTTATTGTAGATATGCTTACTAAACTTGCTGAGTCAACCGATAATGACATCGATGATAAAGCAGTTGAATTTATTCGTAACGGTTTATTTCCTAATAAGTAATGATTGAAGCAGGGGTATCAGCTCTGATTGGAGCTATTGCAGCAGGAGCTGCTTTAACAAATCGTATACACAATAGAATATCGGCTTTGGATAGACGTGTTGATACCTTTGAATTAAGTGTTGCACAAGATTATGTATCTAAAGCTGATCTTTCAATAATGGTGCAACGTATGGAGGATCATATGATCCGCATTGAAAACAAATTAGATCAAATTGTATTGAGAAATGGCTAACAAGAAAGCAACCGAAGACCAATTCAATGAGTTGCACAATTTAGTTACCAAAGAACTCCTTAATCGGATTAAAAGTGGTGAAGCTACAACACAAGATATAAAGGCAGCGATAGAGTGGCTTGTCAAAAACGACATTAGTGGTGTTGCTGTTCAAGGTAACCCACTAGATAAACTAGCTAACCTAATGCCAACTGTTGACCCTGAACTTGTAAAACGGAGACTTTATGGTACGAAGCTCTAACTATAGCGGTCCAAAATACGCTAATGGTAACTATAAATCATATCAAAAGAAATATGATTCAAGTGCATTACAGATCTCTAAACGGTCTGCATTAAATAAAGAAAACCGTAAACGTGGAACCTACGGTAACGGTGATGGCAAGGATGTATCCCACAGAAAAAATGGAAAGACATTCCTCGAAGCAGCATCAAAAAACAGAGCACGTAAAGGACGCGCATGACCCCACTACTTCCTACCCCTAACGATTACCTATTTAACTTGATAGCTATGACTTCTTCCGACGCCAAAAGACTTTGGAGAACATCTATTAAGGAACACTTTGACCATACTTGTATCTATTGCGGAAAAACTTATGACCTTAGTCAATTATCTATCGATCATGTTCATCCTCGCGCTCGTGGCGGAGAGGATGTCGCAACAAATGTTGTATGCGCCTGTACCAGATGTAATCAGGATAAAGGAAGTACACCCGTCCTTAGTTGGATGAGAGACAAATTTGGAGTTAATAGACTCCGTGAAAAACTAATTATGGAGTATATTAATTAATTATGCCTGAAAGCACTTTATCATGGGTTGATTACCAAAAAGCTGCTAAAAAAATTAAAAAACTTAAACCTAAAACTACGCCTCAATCTATAATTAAACAAATAGGTTCTCCTGTTAAAAACGGTAAAATAATACGCATTACTTCTGACGGAGAAGGTGGTATAAAAGAAAGAAACGTAAAAGCTCAAACCAAACGTGAACGTCTTCGTCAAAGAAGATTAAGGATTCAAACAGGTAAATTATCTAAAGAAGATGCTTTAAAATCTCGTGAATTAAAAACTAAATTTAGAGAAGGTGGTAATGAAGCTGATCATATAGTTGAAAGTTGGTTGCTTGGTTCTCAATTAGAACGTATAGAAGCTAAAGGCGGTATGCCTGCTGTTGAACAGGCTTTAGATACATTAAAAAAATCAGGCTATCAACTAGGTAATATGCCTGGTAATTTACAACAACTTTCTCCTGAAGAAAATAAAGAAAAATACACTCAAACTAAAAGCTTACAGAATTATTTAGGTTCTAGAGAAAGTTTAGGTCAATCACCATCAGCTCGGCGTGTTGATCTATTTCAAACAGGCTATACACCACCTACATTAGGCGGGTTTCAACAACAAGAACCTGAACTTATTCTTACAAAAGGAGGTATTAGATACAATCCACCTAAACTGCAACCTGCTCAACCTGTTCAACTACCAAAGACACCTCCTACACCTAAAGTTGATATGAGCCCTTCTGTAATGGAAACTGTATCAGACGTAGTAGAAACAGCTACACCTTATGTAGTTGGTGCAGGTGCAGCAGTATTAGGAGTTGGTTTAAATATATTAAAAGGTGGTGCTAGTTTGTTATTCAACGCTCCTGGCCCCTAGAAGCCCTCCTAACCCCCTACACGCTAGATTCTACCTATGAACACTTTAGACCTCCTTAGAGACGATTTTAAGCTATTCCTAAAAGCCTCTACAAGCCCTCCTAACCCCTAAATGACAAAGAACAAGAATTCATCAACTACTTTGAGCCAGCCCTCAACATTAAATCTACTACAGGACGACTTCAAGCTATTCCTACAAGCATTATGGAGTGAACTAGATCTACCAAACCCTACACGTGCTCAATATGCAATTGCTGATTACCTTCAACATGGTCCAAAGCGTTTACAGATCCAAGCATTTAGGGGAGTTGGTAAGAGCTGGATTACTGGTGCTTTTGTTCTTTGGACTTTATTTAATAACCCCGAAAAGAAAATAATGATTATATCTGCTTCTAAAGAACGAGCAGATAACATGTCAATCTTCCTACAAAAATTAATCATTGAAACACCCTGGTTGGGTCATTTGCGCCCTAAATCTGATGACTCCCGTTGGAGTCGTATCTCCTTTGATGTGGCTTGCTCCCCTCACCAAGCTCCTTCTGTTAAATCAGTCGGTATTACTGGTCAGCTTACCGGTAGTCGTGCTGACCTGATGATCCTGGACGATATTGAAGTACCAGGTAATAGTATGACAGAATTTATGAGGGAAAAGCTTCTACAATTATGTACTGAAGCTGAATCTATCCTTACTCCCAAGAATGATAGTCGTATTATGTTCTTAGGTACACCTCAGACAACATTTACCGTCTATCGTAAGCTAGCTGAGAGAGCCTACAAGCCCTTTGTTTGGCCTGCTAGGTATCCTAGGAAGGTTTCACAATACGAAGGCCTTCTAGCGCCTCAACTGGTTGAAGATATAGACGGTGGTGCTGAACCTTGGCAAGTAACTGATGATAGATTTGATAATGAAGACCTGATTGAACGTGAAGCGTCAATGGGTCGTAGCAACTTTATGTTGCAGTTCATGTTAGACACGAGTTTATCCGATGCTGAAAAGTTTCCTCTTAAATGCTCTGACCTTATCGTCACTAGCGTTAACCCCTCTACTGCTCCCGAATCCATCGTTTGGTGCTCCGATCCACAAAATGTTATCAAAGACCTCCCCACTGTTGGATTACCTGGAGACTATTTCTACTCTCCAATGCAGTTACAAGGAACATGGGATCCTTACCAAGAAACAATCTGCTCTGTTGATCCGTCGGGTCGTGGATCGGATGAAACGGCAGCAGCTTATATCTCTCAACGCAACGGTTATTTGTACTTGCACGACATGCGTGCTTATAGGGACGGATACTCCGACAATACATTACTCGATATTCTAAAAGGTTGTAAAAAGTATGGCGTTTCTAAGCTCCTCATTGAAACTAATTTTGGTGACGGTATTGTTAGCGAGTTGTTCCGCAAACATCTTCAACAAACAAAACAAGGAATTGATATTGAAGAAGTCCGAGCAAATGTTAGAAAAGAAGATCGAATCATTGATTCCCTTGAACCCGTCCTTAATCAACACCGACTCGTTATCGACCGGGCTGTTATAGAATGGGACTTTAAATCTAACCCACAAGCTGCACCTGAAGAACGTCTTCTTTATATGTTATTTTATCAAATGTCTAGGATGTGTCGTGAAAAAGGTGCAATTAGACACGACGATAGAATAGATGCGTTAGCTCAAGGTGTACAATATTATACAGATGCTCTTGGTATCTCTGCCCTAGAAGCTATTAAAAATCGTAAACGTGATGAATGGAATGCAATGATTGAAGAAATGATTGATGACCCTCAAGCTTCTGCTAATCATATGGTTTTTGGTATGAATTTAGAACAAAGACAACAAGCTAGAGGTAACTCTAAAAACTCAGTGCCTACCTGGGTGTCGCTCTAGCGCACCACTGGATTTGAGTTAGGCAAGACGCCAGTCATAGCCTGGTCTCTCGCGATCCGACCCGTATAGGGGGGAAGGGAAGGGTGGACCCGACTCCCCGATTGGGAGGAATTCGAGACATGGGTTCGTTCTACGAACTCACCAAGCTCTCATTCCTCCTTTATCTAATGAAGCGTGAGGAGGATCCAAAGACACAAAGACAAACATCTCCCTCTTCTTCATTCTTTATAAGCACCTCCTTTAATATTATATTTTAATATTATATTTAATCTTTTGATGAATCCCGTGAGAACTTATTAAACATCCCACCACAAACATTAATCCCACCACAACTTATACTACTGTATGCATAACGTAGAACTTGTTCACGTAACACCTGATGCTGAACAACTAATAGCTTATATGGCTAGAGTATCTAACCCCGCTAACCAAGATAATCCTGATTGTATTAAATTAATTAAATATCTTATTAAACATAATCATTGGTCTCCCTTTGAAATGGTTAATATGTGTGTACAGATTGACACTACCAGAAGTGTTGCTAGTCAAATCTTAAGACATAGATCTTTTAGTTTTCAAGAATTTAGTCAACGTTACGCTCAAGTCATTAATACACCATCACTTCCTAACTTTAGACGTCAAGATACTTCAAATAGACAAAATAGTATTGATGATCTTAATGAATTTACTCAACAAGAGTTCCAAATACGTACTCAAGACTTATTTGATCAATCCTTAGCACTTTATAATGAAATGCTCTCCGCTGGTGTCGCTAAAGAATGTGCAAGAGATGTTCTTCCACTCTCAACACCTACTAAACTCTATATGAACGGTACTTTACGCTCTTGGTTGCATTATACTGCTCTAAGATGCGCTAACGGTACTCAACTTGAACATCAATTGATTGCAACTGGCGTTCACGGTCTACTTAGAACTCATTTTCCCCTTGTTGCAGAGGCAATGTGGCCGACCCGAGTGCCTGAAGGGTATGACGAAGGAGTGAGCGTAGCGAACGAGGAGGTTGGATAACCTCGTAAAAAAATGACAAAAATGTCTGAGCAGTAGTTTTTAATAAGAATTAAGAATTAATCCCCCATTGGGGGTAATAATAATTAAGAATTCGTAGCAAGTACGAGTTATTATTAATAAATAATGATTGATAAGTATTAATATTAACTAGCTCCGTTCGCTACGCTCACTCCGCCGCACTACATATAGTATTGCACAGTGTAAATAATATTTTATGGTGACGAAGTCATCACCTACTGTGTGAATCGTGGGGGAGCGAGCGCGTAGCGCGAGCGGGTTAGTGTTAGATAGCGACAGGATTGCATGATCTATGTGTTACGATACGAATTCGTATCAGTATCAATTAACGATAATGATAATGATTCTCAAAAC